CGACTTTTACTTTCTCTTAGAGCTTGGGGCGCAACGTCCAAGGAAGACGCTAAAGCTAAGGCTAAAGCGATCTCTAAGAGGAATATGAAGTGAGACCAGTATCAGTCGGAATTAGCCCTACAGCAAATACGCTGACAACTGTTTATACAGTTCCTACGGGTTATTACGCCAAGTTTACTGTGATGTATATTCACAACACTGGTGGCTCGACTAAGCACATTACTGTTCAATGGTATGACGCAAGTGCTGCCACAACACTAGATATTCTTACTTCTTACGACTTTACTTCAAAGCAATACCTTCAGTTTGATGGCAATGCTTATATCGTTTTAGAAGAAGGCGATAGAATTCAAATTACTACTCAATCTGCTAGTAGCTTTAGTTTTATTGCAACATTTGAGGTTCAGGGAGCACAACGAACATGACCTACTTAGAACTTGTTAACGATGTGTTAGTTCGCTTGCGTGAAAGCACAGTATCTACTGTTGGCGAAACAACCTATTCCGCATTGATTGGCAAGTTTGTCAATGATGCCAAACGTCAGATTGAAGATTCCTATAATTGGAATGTCTTGGGACAAACAATTACAGTTACAACTACTGCTGCCACAAGTTCCTATGCTTTGACGGGTGCGGGTCAGAAGTTCCGTATCAATGATGCTATTAACACTACTAGCGTTATAACTTTAGATAACACCACTGTTGCGGACATGAACCGCAAGCTCAACTTTGGTACGCCTTCACAGTCTATTCCTTCAGAGTTCTGCTTTAGTGGTGTAGATGGTAATGGCGACACAAAGGTTGACTTGTTTCCCGTTCCCAATGGCGTGTATACATTGTTGTTTGATTTAACCATCCCACAGGCTAATCTGTCTGCTGATGGCACATCTGTAAAAGTTCTTGATTACTTGGTGACTCAAAGTGCTTATGCTAGGGCTTTGATTGAGCGTGGTGAAGATGGTGGAACAAACTCTAATGAGGCTTATGCTTTGTTTAGAGGAATGCTCTCTGATGCTATTGCATTGGAGTCCACTCGTTATCCTGAAGACAACTTTGTGGCGGTCTAATGGCAGCACAACTCCAAAGTTACAGTCTCTCAGCACCAGGCTTTTTTGGTCTGAATACTGAAGATTCGCCTCTTAGTTTAGAGTCGGGTTTTGCTTTAGTTGCGACTAACTGCATCTTAGATCAGTACGGCAGACTTGGTGCTAGAAAAGGTTGGTCAAGGGTTAACTCTTCCTCTGGTGCTTTAGGTGCTAATGACGTTGGTGTTATCCATGAGTTAGTCCAGACTGACGGAACTCTTACAATTCTGTTTGCTGGCAACAACAAGCTATTCAAACTTGGTACTTCTAATGCGGTGACTGAGTTGACCTATGGTGGTGGCGGTACTGCTCCTACTATTACTGCATCTAACTGGCAAACTGCAACTCTTAATGGGATTGCATATTTCTTCCAAACAGGTCACGATCCTTTGATTTATGATCCCGCTGTAAGTACAACTACTTATCGCAGAGTCTCTGAGAAGTCAGGTTATGTAGCTACAGTTCCTCAAGCCAACATTGCTATTTCAGCATTTGGTCGTCTGTGGGTGGCTAATACCTCTACAGACAAAGTAACTGTTACCTTCTCCGATCTGATTGCAGGTCATGTATGGGGTGGTGGCACTTCAGGTTCACTAGATGTATCACGGGTATGGCCTAATGGTGCTGATGAAGTAATGGGCTTGGCAGCTCACAATGATTTCTTGTTTATCTTTGGTAAACGACAGATTCTTGTCTATTCTGGTGCTTCAACACCCGCATCCTTGGTTCTGAGCGACACAATTGGCTCTATTGGATGTATTGCAAGAGATACCATTCAAAGCGTTGGCTCTGATGTGATTTTCTTGTCAGATTCAGGTGTTCGTTCATTGATGAGGACTATCCAAGAGAAGTCTGCTCCTCTGAGAGACTTGTCTAAGAATGTTCGCTTTGACCTAAATTCATCATTGGCAGCCGAGACATTGGCTAATCTGAAGTCTGTTTACTCAGAAAAAGAAGCCTTTTATCTGCTTGTTTTGCCTACAACATTACAAGTTTATTGCTTTGATACTAAGCAATCTTTGCAAGATGGGGCTTCTCGTGTTACGAAGTGGGACTCAATTGCTCCTACTGCCTTGCGTGCTTTGCGTAATGGTGATTTGTATATTGGTAAGAATGGGTACATCGGTAAGTATGCAACTTATCTTGATGACACTTCTAACTATCGTTTTATGTATTACACAAACAATGCTGATTTAGGAAACCCTAATCAGATTTCTATTTTAAAAAATATTACTGCTGTTGTGATTGGTGGGTCTAATCAGTTCTTAACAATCAAGTGGGGCTTTGATTATTCTGGTGCTTATCAATCAGAGAACATCTATATTCCTACACAAATAAGCTATGAGTATGGCGTTGCTGAATACAACATTGCTGAATACACAAGTGGCGTTCCGATTAAGACTCTTTCTGCCAATGCTTCAGGTTCTGGAAAAATTGTTCAAACTGGTTATGAAACTACAATCAATAATGTTTCATTTTCTCTGCAAAAGATTGAAATTCAAGCCAAAGATGGCAAAATAGGGTAAGAGGTAAACCATGTCTAATTACACAAAATCAACCAATTTCGCTACCAAAGATAACTTATCACCTGGCAATCCTTTAAAGATTGTCAAAGGTACTGAAATTGATACTGAATTTAACAATATTCAGACTGCTGTTGCAACTAAGACTGATGGTGCGGCTTCTAGCACCGATAACGCCATTGCTAGATTTGATTCAACCACAGGTAAGATCATTCAAAACAGTGCAGTCACAATTGACGATACAACTGGCGACATTGTTGGCACTGCAACACAAGGTGTTTTTAATACTGTATCTACAACTGTAAACGCATTTGGTGCGGCTACTACTTTGAATCTTGGTGCGGCTACAGGAACTGCCACAGTAGCTAATACTACCTTGGCGGCTAAAGCAATCACTGCAAGCACTACATTGGCGGTCACAGGCACTTCAACTCTGACAGGTGCTGTTACGGCTACTGCGGGTGTTACAGGGCCAATCACATCTTCTAGCGCAACCATCACTGGTGGCTCAATCTCAGGCATTACCGATTTAGCAGTGGCTGATGGCGGTACAGGTGCTTCTACTGCCGCAGGTGGTCTGAATAACCTTTTGCCTAGCCAAACAGGTAATGCAAACAAGTATCTTCAAACTGATGGCACTAATGCTTCTTGGGATGCAGTAAGTTTATCTACTGCCGACATTACGGGCACTTTGCCAGTTGCAAATGGTGGTACAGGTGTAACTTCTTCTACTGGTACAGGCAATGTAGTGTTGTCAAACTCGCCAACACTGGTGACACCCGCCTTAGGCACTCCTTCCGCTTTGGTTGGAACAAATATCACAGGTACTGCTTCTGGTTTGACAGCGGGTAATGTAACGACTAACGCTAATCTTACTGGTGCGGTTACTTCTGTTGGCAATGCTACCTCTCTTGGTTCTTTTAGTTCTGCTAATCTTTTGGGTGCTTTGACTGATGAAACAGGAACAGGATCAGCAGTATTTGCTACTTCACCTACTTTGGTGACTCCTATCCTTGGTACACCTACTAGCGCAACTTTAACCAACGCTACAGGGCTTCCTATTGCTACTGGTGTGTCAGGTCTAGGTACTGGCGTAGCAACGGCTCTAGCGGTCAATGTAGGCTCTTCTGGCGCACCTTTGGTCAATGGTGGTGTGCTTGGTACTCCATCTAGCGGTACTGCTACAAACCTAACTGGTTTGCCTTTGACCACAGGTGTTACAGGTTTACTGCCCGTGGCAAATGGTGGTACAGCAACGGCAACCCCTAGCATTGTTGCGGGAACAAATATAACTGTTACTGGCACATGGCCTAACCAAACGATTGCATCTACAGCAAGTGGTTCAGGTGATGTAGTCGGCCCTGCATCTTCCACAGATAACGCTTTTGCTCGTTTTGACAGCACAACAGGTAAGTTGCTTCAGAACTCTACTGGTGCAACATTGAGTGATACTGGTGCGGCTGTGTTTACAGGGGCATTAGATGTTCTTGGGAACTCAACTGCTGGCTCTAATCTGAAGCTGTATGAAGATACAGATAACGGCACTAACTATGTTTCATTTAAAGCACCAGACACTATTGCTGCCAATGTAACTTGGACACTCCCTGCTGCTGATGGAACAAGCGCACAAGTATTGTCAACCAATGGCTCTGGCACTTTGTCTTGGGCTTCTGCGGGTTCAAGCCAATGGACAACTACTGGTTCTGATATTTACTACAACACAGGTAATGTTGGTATTGGTGTTACCCCAAGTGCTTGGGGTACTGGATATAAAGCATTACAACTTGGAAGCACTGGTATTATTTTTAGCGGTGGTGGCATAAATGATTTTGGAAATAATTATTATTTTGATGGAAGTCAAAATCTATATTTAACATCAGGTTATGCTACTGATTACGTTCAAGTATCAGGACAACATAGATGGAGAACAGCCCCATCAGGCACAGCGGGAAATGTCGCCACATTTACTCAGGCGATGACGCTAGATGCAGATGGAGGCTTAAAGACATTAAACACAATTGGCGTTGGCAATGCAACCCCATCAACAAGCGGTGCTGGCATCACATTCCCCGCAACGCAATCAGCATCTACAAACGCTAATACGTTAGATGACTATGAAGAAGGTACTTGGACACCACTAGCCAATTCATTTACTCTTGTTGGTTCTTTTACCTATGCAGGGTCATATACAAAAATAGGGCGATTAGTGACTATTAGAGGCTCACTTATTCCAGGAACAAGTTGGTCTTCTACCGCTGAATCAAGCAATATAAGTGGAATTCCATTTACTCCATCAGAAACATCAGCAGCGTCTATTGCTGGTTCAAGTGGTACAGGATTTTCAAATGGTTTTGTTGCTACTAACAACAATATATATTTTCCAACTATTGCCACTTACACCTCACAAGGCGTTTTTTCAGCTTCATATTATGTTTAAGGAATCAAAATGAAACAACTTATCATTGACCAAATCGAAGTTACCAGTAATGGAACTGTCCAAGTGCGTATGCACAAGATGTCTTCAGATGGAGATTTAATCGGTAATCATCGAACAGCACTTCCTCCCGCAACTGATGTCAATGCTCAAGTAGCCGCAGTAAATGCACACATGGCGACAGAAAACTATTCAGCAATTTCTGACGCTGATGTTGTTAAACTAACTGCAATCTGCAATGCGGCTTGGACTGCTGAAGTTATTGCGGCTTATCAAGCGGCACAGGCTGCGGCTGAAGCTGCACGAACATAAAAGGAAAATATCATGGCCGTAACGAATCAGCAAATTATAGATTTCTTGCTTGCTAATCCAGGCATGAGTGATGCCGATATTGTTGCGGCTATGGAGCAATATGGTGTTTCACCTGCTCAAATGGCTGAAGCTGTTGGGTTAAAAGAGGGTGAGGTTGCTTCACGGGTTGCCGTTACTGTTCCCTCTGGTCAATCTATCACATTGGGTGACACTATTGTTCAACCTGTTTACGAAGTAACTGGTTCTGGTGATAGTGAAGTGATTGGTGGGCTTCAAAATGTTTATACATATAAAGCAGCCGAGAATACGGCTGGTGGTGGGTATACGCAATATGCGGCAGATGGAACTGTAGAGCGCACTGGAACTCAAGTAAAGGTCAATGCTGGTGCTGACTTTTTAAAGTTTGCTTTAGCTTCTGCTGGTTTATTTGGTGCTGCGGCTTTAGCGGGTCTTGGCCCACAACTATTATCGGCTGGCATGACTGCGGCAGAGGCGGCAGGGTTGGGATTAACCGCCTCAGAAGCGGCAGGGTTGGGCTTTACATCGGCACAATTAACAGCGGCAGGATATACAGCGGCAGACTTGACTGCGGCAGGGCTAACAACGGCAGGTGTTACACCCGCTGTAGTTACTCCATCTGTGGTTACTCCTGCTGTGGTTACTCCCGCAGTAGTTGCGCCAACGGCTACTGGATTACTTACTGGTACAGCGGCACTCACTGCGACACAAATTGCTGACTTGACACGGGCGGGTTTAACTGCGGCTCAAATTGCTAACTTGGCCTCATCGGGAGCAACTACTGCGGCTGGTTTACTTCAACAAGAAACATCTCGTGAAGCGGCTATCGCAGCACAAGCCAAAATTGATGTTGAGACTGCTGCGGCTAAACAAGCGGCTCAGTTTAGACCTGTTGGCATGACCACTAGGTTTGGTACTTCTCAATTTGTAATTGATCCTAAAACTGGTCAATTGACAAGTGCGGGATATACATTAGACCCACAAGCTAAAAATGCTCAAGATCGTTTAGTTAGGTTGGCAGAACAGGGTTTAGTTCAAGCTGAAGGAGCGCAAGCACAATTTGCCCCTCTTCAAGCTGGCGCACAAAGTCTGTTTGGTTTAGGTCAAGGCTTTTTAAACGCTCAAAATGATCCTCGTTTGGCACAAATTGCTTCTCAATATTTAGAGCAATCACCAGAAAGCAAGCGTTTAACAGCACTTGGCGGTGATTATTTAACTCAATCTCCAGAGAGCAAAATGCTTACTGCTCTTGGAAGTAGATACATTGCTCAGTCTCCTGAAGCAGTGGCTCAGAACTATCTCAATCAGCAGATGGCTTTGTTGCAACCAGGCAGAGAGTTAGAGTTGGCTAATCTGCAAAACAAACTGCAACAGCAAGGTCGTGGTGGTCTTTCTGTGGCTCAAGGCGGTACTTTAGGTGCTACAACTCCTGAACTACAGGCTTTGTATAACGCTCGGGCGCAACAAGAGGCTGTCTTGGCGGCTAATGCTCAACAAGCGGGACAACAACAAGTTCAGTTTGGTGCGGGATTAGTTGGAACGGGTCAGCAACTTGGAATTCAAGGTCAACAATTTGGGGCTGGTTTAATTGGCACAGGTCAGCAACTTGGAATGGCGGGGCAGCAGTTTGGCATGGATACTTTAGCTAGACAACAAGCTCTTGAGCAACAAAGAATTGGTTTCGGTTCTGGACTATTAAGTCAAGGTTCGGGACTCTTGGGTCAATACTATGCGGGTCAACAAGCCGCTTATGCACCTTATACAACTGCTTTAGGTGGAGTCCAAAACTTAGAGGCTTTGGCGCAACAACCCTTTAACATGAGTTTGTCTCTTGCCCAACAACAGGCTCAAGCGGGTGCTAATGTGGGTCGTTTAGGCTTATCAGGTGCAGAACAAAGCGTTGCTTTAGCGACAGGTAGAGCCGCTACCACTAACCCTTATTCAACATTATTAAGTGGAGTTGCGGCTAACCCAGCCTTTGCTAATTATGTTGGATCAACCTTTGGTAGTACACCTGCAACAAGTGGCTTTAGTTATGGACAATATGGAACTGGTGTAGACCCATCTACAGGCGAATACTTCGGTTCGCTTTACTTCTAAGGATTCATCATGGCAGAAAATATTGTAGCGGGTTTGTTTGGACTAACACCCGAAATGTATGGTGAGCGTCAAAGAACAAGTGCTTTGCAAGAAGGTATTACCCTTGCTCAACTAGACCCTGCGGCTCGTGGTGCGGCAATGACCTATGCGGGTGCTAGAGGGCTTGGTGGTGCTATTGCGGGTGCTTTTGGAATAGAAGACCCACAACTAAAGATGATTAGTGCTAGAAACACTATTGCCCAACAGATAGATCAGACTAATCCTGAGTCGATCTTAAAAGGCGCACAAATGTTGGCACAGATGGGAGACCAACAAGGTGCTATGGCTTTGGCTCAATATGCTCGTCAAGCACAAGGCGAGATGGCTTTGGTTCAGCAAAGACGGGCGGCAGAACAGTCTTCTTTGGCTACTGCGGCTAAGACACAATTGTCTGTTAGACAAGAAGAAGAATTACGTTCTGAATTGTCTAAACTTGGCCCTGATGCAACTCAAGATCAAGTTATTGGTGTTCTAACTAAATATGGCCCACCAGAGAAAGTTTTGGCGGCTTTAACAGCAGCTCAAAGCAGAACAGAAGCCACACTAGCTAGAACTGCGGGATTAGAGGCGGCTAATCTAGCCAAGACTGAAGCTGCGAAAACTGCGGCTGATGCGGCATTAGAAAGAGCTAAAGTTGCGGCAGATGCACAGATTGAAGCGGCTCGTGAACGTGGTGCAACAGCAGTACAAATTGCTCAATTGCAAACGCAAACTAAGAGAGATTTAGCACAACTTGCTATTTCTCTAAAAGAATCGGCTTCTGCTGAATTGCTTACTCCTAAAGAGAAACAAAAGCGTGAAGCGGCATATCCACAAGCAACATCTGCAATTAACAGTTTTGAAACTAAGGCTGATTCATTTGTTAAAGACATTGAGAAGCTAAGAGATAGTCCTGGTCTTTCAGAAATCACAGGTATTGCGGCAGGTCGATTGCCTGGCATTACAGCAAATGGTCGTGCGGCTCAAGCCCTATACGACAAGATTGTTGCCAAGGGTGGTTTCCAAGCATTGCAAGATTTGCGTGATGCATCCAAAACAGGTGGTGCTTTGGGTAATGTGTCTAATCAAGAGGGTAAACAACTTACTGCTTCTTTTGCTGCCATTGATCGCAGACAAGATGCTAAAGATGTTAGAGCCGCACTTGACCAAGCCATTGGCGACATTCAGGGTTCTAAGACTCGTTTGAAAGAAGCGTACAATTTAACGTACTCTTACAAAGCTGAACAACCTAAGAAGACGCTTTCTGGTGAAGATCGGCAAGCCTTAGATTGGGCAAACAAAAACCCAAATGATCCTCGTTCTGCACAAATCAAGAATCGTTTAGGAGAAAAGTAATATGGCTGAATTTGACCCTGATGCATATCTTGGTAAGACAACAGAGTTTGACCCCAATAAATACTTGGGTGTTAAGCCTCAAGAGTCTGATGAAACTGCTCGTTTGGCGGCAAGATTTCCTGCTCCTCTTTCGGCTCAAATACCTGGCTATGGGAAACCTGTACCTGCGGCTAAAAATGAACAAAATTTAAGTTTAAGCCAGTTGCTTTATCGCAATATCGCTAGACCAGTAGTTGCCCCTACAGTTGAGGCACTTGGTGCTGTTGGCGGTGGCTTGCTAGGAACTCCAGCAGGCCCAGCAGGTATTGTTGGTGGTGCGGGTTTAGGTTATGGAATGGCTAAAGAGGCTTTGAAGCTAGGTGATATTTATTTAGGTGGCATGACTCCAGAACAAGCCCAAACACAACCTGTTAAAAACGTACTTGAAGGTGCTACCTATGAAGCGGGTGGCCGTGTTGTTGGTCAAGCAGTAAGTGCTGGTGTTGGCAAAGTAGTAGATTTATTTAATGCTCCTGCACAAAAAGCGGCTACTTTGGCTCAATTGTCTCTTGGTAAAGACCTTCCTGATGTGCTTGCCGCACTAAAGAAAGCTCCTCCTAATGCGAGTGTTGCTGAAATAACAGCTTCTGTTAACAATCCTAAATGGCAAGCATTGATTGATGATGCACTGCAACAAGACCCACAATTCTTACGAAAAGTTAGGCTATTCAATGAAGATGACTCTCTAAAGGCTTTGTCTAAATTGGCTGGTGGTGAGAATGCTACAGAGGTTCGCTCTGTTGCTGAAAAAGCAAAGGATGCTTTAAACGCTATTACAACTCCATCAAGAGAAGCCGCATTAAATCGTGCAAATCTTGGTAAAGCAGTTGCTGAATATGAAGCAAAGGCAGGAATGTTAAGTGGAGATGCTGCGGCTAAAGTTGCTGATGTTCGCAGATTGATTGAGGCAGGAGAATTGGCAGAAGCTGCGGGTCGCCTTGAGTTAATCAAGAAGGGTATTCCTGTTGGCTTTACAAGGTATACCTACAAGGGTGATTTGGCTCTCATGGCAGACAATTGGGCGGCAAAAGCGGCAGATGCTTCTTTAGACTTAGGTCAGGGTGCTCGTTTTGCACAAGGTGCGGCTGATGCTTTACGATCTGTTGGCATCAAACCACTTGAGGGTGCTGCTTTATCTCAAAGGATTTCATCTATTGCCAACAATCCAAAGTTTGCGGGTGACGATGTACTTGTTGGTGCAGTAAGAAATGTAGCTGATGACATTGCAAGGTGGACAAACAATGGTGGTGTAGTTGATGCTGTTGCTTTGGATGCTATACGCAAGAACTCTGTAAATGCGGCTATTCAGAAGTTAAGACCAGGCATTGATGCAACATCACAAAGAAACCTTGCTTCTACAGTTCTTGGAAATATCAGACCTCTAATCATTGATGCAATTGAAGAAACTGGTGGTAGAGGCTATCGTCAATACCTTACTGATTACACAAAGGGCATGGAGAAGATTGCCGAGCGTAAACTTACAGGTGAAGCACTTAAACTTTGGAAAACCAATAAAGATGGTTTTGTGCGTTTGGTTCAGAATGAAACACCTGAAGAAGTTGAGAGAATTCTTGGGCCAGGCAAGTACAACATTGCTACCGAGTTGGCAGATTCAAGTTTGTCTGTGTTGCGAGATCAAGCACAAAAACGATTGACTCAAGTATCTGTTGGAGAGCAAGTCAAAGAAGGTCAAGCCGCACTTGCACAACTGTTAAAACAACAAACTTCATTCATAAGATTGCCATCTTATTTAAGTGTAGTGGCTTCATCAACTAACAAAGTGATAAGCGAGTTAGAGAGAGCCGTTAGCACCAAAACATTGCAAACTTTGACAGAAGCCATGAAGACACCTCAAGGTGCGGCTAACTTGTTGTCAACACTACCTGCTGCTGAACGTAATCAAGTATTGAGGCTATTGGCAGACCCTAGTCAATGGAGTCCAACACTAAGTTCTTCAGCAACCTTTGGTTTCAAGGGTGCTTTCCAAACAGATGAGCAGTAAATGAGAGACTTTGCCGAAGCATTTGTTGCGGCAGTCTTTCTTGTTTGTTTTATTGTCTTTTGTAGTTACACAATAATTTGGGCGTACCCGTGAGATGGCTAGTAGCACTTGTTTTAACTCTATCGCTTCAATCTACAGGGAAAGACCTATGTAGTGTGCGTGAGTTTTACTCAATTGCTTGGGGTGTACATGACCCTACTGAGAGATACAAACAGATGGCTGCATGGCTTACAAAACATCAACAATTATGTAAAAGTTCCGACTTTAAAGTAATCTGGAATAATTTGAGTGAGTGGGCGGGAAATGCAGATTCACATCAGTTAAGGGGATTGGTTGTTCTTGGTTACAAAGAGGCACTTGAGAGGGAGAAGAAGTGATAGATACCATTAAATTATTTCCTTCTGTTCAACCCTCTGGCTATCCAGACAGACATGACCTTGCCCAAGTGAAGCTAGAGAAGCAGCATGAAATGAATAAGGCAAATGAGTTAGCAAAGAAAAAACAGAGTGAATTACAAGACGTAGCGTTTGAGATTTATACAAAAAAAGTAGTTCAAGAGCGACTCCGCATGGAGATATTTACTAACCGCAAACTGGATGTTTATGTATGACCAGAAAACCGATAGTCAGAACAAAGAAACCTCAGATAGAAGTGAAAGAAAAGCTAACTCTGTGGGTGACACTAATGGTAAGCGCAACGCTGTGCATCTCTGTATTGGCTATGGTAATCAGCTTTATGCTTGGCCTTTGGGCCAAAGAAGTGGACAACGCAGAGATATTCAAGATGATTTCACCCGCTTTTTCTACTCTTATCGGAGGCATGATTGGCTTCCTGAGT